GGATGGGGACGCAGGAGAGGATAGGGTCATCAAAGAGAATGACCACGCCATGGACGATATCCGCTATTTTGCTTATACCGTCCTCCGCCAGAAGGCGGGGAAAACGGCGTATCAATCATTATTGCAAGAGAGGTGAGCGACTATCAAAACGTATCAAGATTTGCTTGCGGCTGGCAAGAGCGAACAGAGCCGAATCGCATTTATCCGCGCGGCTATTATGGAGCATCGAGGGTCTCCGGCTTACCGGACCGCAGCGGATGCGGAGCTGTATTATAGCGGATTGAATCCGACGATCAATCGTTATGAAAAAGTCCTCTACGACCTGCAGGGCAAGGCACACAAGGACATGTGGACGGCAAATCATAAGCTTGCAAGCCAATTTTTTGGCTTTGCGGTCGACCAGGCTGTCAGCTATCTTCTGGGCAATGGCGTCACCTTCGGCGATGAATCGACCGGAAAGAAACTGTGCGCTGATTTTGACCAGGAAATCATGGATGCCGCACGCAGCGCGAAAATTGCAGGCGTGTCCTTCGGCTTCTGGGATCTGGATCACCTGCGGGTGTTCAGTTTGCTGGAGTTTGTGCCGCTCTACGATGAGGAAAACGGTGCGCTGATGGCGGGCATTCGCTTCTGGCAGATTGCACCGGACAAGCCGATGCGGGCCACACTCTATGAACCGGACGGATTTACGGAGTATTTCCAGGAGAAAAACAAAAGCATGGACGTGATGAAGCCGAAGCGCAGCTATAAGCTTTTAATTCGTACTGCTCCGGTCGGCGGAAGCGAGATATACGACGGCGGCAATTACCCCGGCTTCCCGGTCGTTCCTCTGAAAAACAACCGCATGTGCCTATCCGAGATCTCCGGGAGCCGCAACACAATCGACGCGCTGGATTTGGCGACGTCAAACATGGTCAACAATGTGGACGAGGGGAATCTGATTTATTGGGTTCTCTCCAACTGCGGCGGCATGGATGATCTTGACGATGTAAAATTTGTGGAGCGGCTTAAGACGCTGCATGTGGCCCACGCAGACGGCGACGACGGCGCGAAGGCAACACCGCAGACAATCGAAGCACCATACGAAGGGACCAACACGACAATAGACATGCTGAAACGGAAGTTATACGAGGATTTTCAGTGCTTCGACGCTTCCGCTATCACGGCGGGAAACCAGACGGCGACGGCAATCAAGGCAAGCTATGTGCCGCTTGACCTGAAAACGGATAAGTTTGAGGCGGAGGTCACGCGCTTCATTGTGGAAATTCTGCGGCTGGCCGGTATCGACGATCAGCCAAGCTACACGCGGAATCAGATCATCAACAAGACCGAAGAGACGCAGGCGCTCTTGCTTGGGGCGCAGTATTACGATGACGAATACATCACAAAGAAGCTTCTGACGATCAACGGGGACATTGACCAGTACGAGGCCATGATGGAGCGACGGTCCGCTGAGGACTTGGGCCGCAGCTTTGGCGAGCCGCAGGAGCCGCCAGCGCCGGTGAATAACAATGGCGACGCATGACCTCGGACATACGCTGACTGACAAAAAGCTCCGGGATCTGGAGCGCCGCATAGCGCGGCTTTATGCACAGGCCGGGCGGGAGCTGCAAGAGACCATCGACGCTTACTTTGAGCAGTTTGCAAAGCGCGACGAGGAAATGAGGGCGCTGATTGGCGAGGTCGTCAACGGCAAGGAGTGGACGGAGCAGGACTATAAACAATGGCGGCTGGCACAAATCGGACGCGGGGAGCGCTACCAGGCACTGCGGGAGCGGATTGCGCAGCGGATGACCAATGCAAACGCCGTGGCGATTTCTTACATAAACGACGAGACTCCGGGCATTTACAGTCTGAACCGCAACTATGCGGCGTATACGATCGAGCAGGTTGCTGGGAACGTCGGTTTTGACCTCTGGGACGAGCAGGCGGCCCGGCGGCTGATCGTGGAGCAGCCGGAGCTGATGCCCAATTATCCGCCTGCCCGGGCGCTGCGGCGTGGTATTGACCTGGCGTATGGGCGGCGGCAGATCACGGCCAGCGTGACCAGCTCTATCCTGCAGGGCCGGAGTTTACGGGGAATCGCGGACGATCTACAGCAGCGCATCACGACCATGGACCGCACCAGCGCAATCCGGACGGCGCGCACGGCCTTCACAGGGGCGCAGAACGCCGGGCGTATGGACAGTTACGCGGCGGCGGAGAAGATGGGGATCAAGCTCAAAAAAGAGTGGCTGGCGACGTTAGACGGGCGCACGCGGCACTCCCACGCGGCGCTGGACGGGGAGAAGGTCGGCACGGACGATAAGTTTTCCAACGGCTGCCGCTTCCCCGGCGACCCGCAGGGGCGGCCCGGCGAGGTCTATAACTGCCGCTGCACGATGGTCGCAGCGCTGGACGATGTGGACACGTCCGACGCGCAGCGCCGTGCGCGTGACCCCGAGACGGGCGAGAGCGTGGTTATTTCTGATATGACGTATCAGGAGTGGGTGGGGTGGAAACAGAAAGCAACTAAACATCCTGCAACCTTCTCTGGGACTTCCGGAATTACAGCGAGCTTCGGAATCGGGATGAAAGAAACGCTCAGTAAAAGTACGCACAGGGAAACAAAAGAAGTATATGCAAAATATGAGGACGAGCTAAAATGTGTTGACGGGAACTATAAAAAGGGCGCATACTTCTCTGGTGGAGATGGAGGCATACACTTTGACGAGGCAAGTGCATCGGCCGGAAGTAGATATCAGAAGCCGTATCAAGTGGCGTTTCACGAGTTTGGACATAACATTGATTGGCTTATTGGCGGGAAAAACCCAGTTGCATATGCCTCCAATATGGCGTATAATGGAAAAAGATTAGGGGGCATTATAAAAAGCGACTACTTAGCGTTTAAGAAAGCATCTGGTGCGAAGAAAAATGCCGACCTAATCGCAATGCTTAAGTCAGAAAATATGCCGCTGACAGAATGCGGAAATATTTCAGATATCCTTGAGTATTGTACAAACACGTCATATCCGTTGGGAATTGGGCATGGCGTGAAATATCACAAACGACCCGGAGCAACAGAACGAGAATTTTTTGCAGAAGTATTGGATAGCGCCGCGGCGAATGAAGAATCCTTTTTGCAGATGCAACGGATATTCCCAAACGCGGTTAAACTTGTAATTGACATCATCAGAGGGGTTGTGTAATGACAGTTGATGAAGCCATTCGCGCATATACAGAAAGATTTGGAGGGTTCCCGGCGTTCCTATTTATGGGCGCTTCGGACGATGTAATAATTGATGCGGTAAAAAAGGCTGTCTCTACCGGAGAAGAAATTGAAGCAGAGGCCAACAACGACTATTGATAAACAACCATGAGCGTTGAACTTACCGACAACAGCAAACACGAAATAGAGAATTAAAGCACTATGCAGCCGCATGGTGCTTTTCCTATGCACAAAGGAGGATTACATGGAAGAAAAGAAATCAATCATTCCCGGATTTGTAAAGAAGGTGGCAGAACTGATGCAGATCGTTTTTATTGTGCTGCGGGCGTGTGATGTGGTCAGCTGGCCGTGGTACGTTGTGCTGAGTCCGTTGTTTGTATATGCGGCGTGGCTTATCCTTTGCGCTGCGATTTGCGGTGTTGCAGCGGTAAAAAATAAGCTATGAAAGGAGCTGCAACATGAAATCACAGAAACAGCCGGAGCTTGCCGCGACGCTGAAAGGCGCGGCAATGGTGGAAGCAATCGAGGCGGGGCTGATTCCGAAATCTTCAAGCGGGGACGGCTGGAATATCGCGCCGTTTCTGCGGTTTTGGGACAATTTCGCGCCGCTACTCAATGAGGCGGTGCAAAGCCGCGGCAAGAAGCGGAAGCAGAGGTGAAATTCCATGAGCGATATTGAGATTACGGACAATAGCGACGCCGTAAAGGAAGCGTTTGAAGCGGCGATTATGCGCGGGCTTGAAAAGTGCGGGCTGACGGCGGAGGGGTATGCAAAAAGGCTGTGCCCTGTGGACAATGGCACCCTGCGCAACAGCATAACGCATCAGGTGGATGACCACGATGTGCTCATCGGCTCCAACCTCGAATATGCCCCGTACGTAGAGCTTGGCACCGGTAAATACTACCCCGGCGGCAGGCCGACGCCCTGGGTATACCAGGACGCGCACGGCAATTGGCATTACACCCACGGTAACCGTGCGCAGCCGTATCTCAAGCCTGCCGTCGCGGATCACTCGGCCCAATACCGCGCGATCATTGAGGACGCCCTCAAGGACGGATAACAGAATAGGAAACGCAAAGCCAGCTGCTGACAAAATGTCAGCGGTTGGCTTTTTGCTTTGGTAAAACCCGCGAAGGACAGCGGTTTTTATAAAACTCAAAGGGCGAAGAACTGACCCCCGAAGAAAAGGAGAGTAACACAATGAGCATTACCAGAAAATTGCTGAAGGGCATGGGTCTGACCGAAGAACAGGTCGACACCATCATTGAGGCACACACCGAAACCGTGGACGGTCTGAAAGCTGATGTCAGCAGATATAAGGCCGACGCGGGAAAGCTGGCGGGCGTTCAGAAGGAATTGGACGATCTAAAGGCAGCAGGCGATGGCGGCTATAAGGTGAAATACGAGAAGGAACACTCGGATTTCGAGGCTTTTAAGTCCAATATCACCGCGAAGGAAGCAAAGGCGGCAAAGGAAAAGGCCGTGCGTGCTTTCTTCGAAAGCAAAAACATCACCGGCGCGAATCTGGACCTTGCCATGCGCGGCTGCGGCGAGGAAATGGCCGCATTGGAGATGGATGGCGACAAGATCAAGGACACAAAGGGCCTTGACGCGCTGCTCAGCGGGGCTTACAAGGGTCTGGTTTCTACCATGCAGCAGCAAGGGGCGAATCCTGCCAATCCTCCGGCGGGGACACCGGCGAAACGCTACACAACAGAAGAGCTCCGCAGCATGAGCGCTGCGGAAATCAATGCAAACTGGGACGCGATTAAGGCGTCCATTGGCCAGAAAGGAGAATAAACATGGCTACTACTACTTTTATCCCTGAACTTTGGAGCGCACGGCTCCTCTACGCGCTGGACAAGGCGCACGTCGCAACGAACCTGGTCAACCGGGAGTACCAGGGCATTATTGCCAACCAGGGCGACACCGTTCACATCAACTCCATCGGCGCGATCACCGTCAAGGATTACACCAAAAACGCCGACATTGCTGATCCCGATGCGCTGACCACGACGGACCAGACACTTGTCATCGACCAGTGCAAATACTTCAACTTCCAGGTCGATGACGTGGATAATGTGCAGGCGGCTGGCGACCTGGTCGATACTGCGATGAGCCGCGCTGCCTATAGCCTGGCAGATGTCGCGGACGCTTATCTGCTCAAGACGATCGCTGCGGGCGCAGCTTCCGGCAACACGGTCGGCGCGTCCAGCGGCCCGATTGCACTGACGGCAGCAAACGTGTATGAGAACATCGTGAAACTGCGCACGAAACTGGACAAGGCCAACGTTCCCAACCCGGGCCGGACCATCATCGTCCCGCCTGAGGTCTATGCGCTGCTGCTGATGGACGACCGCTTCGCCAAGAGCGACGCCGCCGCCGGGCAGAGTGCCCTACTCAACGGCGAGGTTGGCCGCGTGGCTGGCTTTACGGTTTACATGTCCAACAACGTCCACACCGGCACCGGCACGGACACTGGGAAGACCCCGTATTTCGAGATCACGGCCCAGGTCAGCACGGCGACGACCTATGCAGAGCAGATCATCAAGACTGAGGCATACCGCCTCGAAAAGCGCTTTGCCGACGCCGTCAAGGGCCTGCATGTCTACGGCGCGAAGGTCACCGACGGCAGCCAGATCGCAAAGCTTATTGCTTCCGTGGCCTAATCGGAGGGCGTGGCGATGCTGGAACAGATCCTGCGGCACCTAAACAACTGGTTCGTTGTGGACGTTCAGCCGGGCGATTATAGCGTAGAAAAGGGCAGCATCACGCTGCCCTTTGTCGCGTCCGGGCAGTACTTCCGGATCATCGGCTCGGTGTTCAATGACGGGCTGCATCAATACCCGGCGACAGATCTGATGGACGAATCTTTCACCGGCTACATCTGGGCGCTGGCGATTCCGAAGGCAATCTTTTCCCTGGCGGATGAGATTTCCGCATGGCTGGAGAAGTACGGGAAAGCCGCTGCAAGCCCGTATACAAGCGAAAGCTTCGGCGGGTACAGTTACAGCAAATCCGCAGAAAATACCGGCAACGGGGCGGCTGGCGGCTGGCAGGCGGCTTTCCGGGCGCAGCTCAATCCATGGAGAAAAATTAAGGGCGTGGAGCCGTGAAAATGGAGGTGCAAATCCCGATATGAGTCTGTTAGATGATTTTTCCCAACAGTGTGTGCTGATGGAGAAAAAGCGCGTCCCTGATGGCGCGGGCGGCTATGAAGTCACATGGACGGAGGGGGCGGAATTTCTCAATTACCAGGCCCTCGATACTTCGATGGAGGCCCGCCGGGCGGAAAAAGAGGGCGTTACCTCGGTATATTCCGCGCTGGTGAACAAGACTGTCCCCATTGAATACATGGACTATTTCCGCGACGTTGCATCCGGCGTCACATACCGCGTAACGTCGAACCCGGAGGAACGGGAAGCGCCGAAGTCTGCGGGGGCGACAATTCGCGGGCTAAAATTCTTCACCGCAGAACGAAAGGACCTTCCAAAATGACAAAGGACAAGGCGCTTCATGCGTGGTTTTCCCAATTTCTGCCGGCTTATCCAGCTTCGAATGTGCCGGATGATGCGGTTTTCCCGTGGCTGACTTATGAGCTGGTCACCGGCGCGTGGGACAGCGGGGAAATCGGACTGACGGTCAACCTCTGGTTTTACACGGAAAGCGAAGCGGTCCCCAATGCAAAGGCTCAGGAAATCGCGGACACCATCGGAATGGGCGGCTGCATTGTGCCGTATGACGGTGGCGTGATGTGGTTCAAGCGCGGCTCTCCGTGGTGCCAGAATATTGCACAGGACGACGACAAAAACATCAAGCGGCGGTATTTAAATATCACGGTAGAATACCTGTCGCAGGACTGAATGGAGGAACGATAACATGAAATATACGAAGATTCCAGAAAACGCGTTTAAGGAGTTGCAGCTGAACGCAGGCGTTTTGCTCACTGACTTCGACACGAAGGACGGCATGACGGAGCAGGAACTCCTCGCTGTCATGATCGGCGCGACCAGCGGCGGCGTCAACTTCATCGCCACGCCGACCTATGAGGACTATGGAGCCGATATCGATAATGCCCCGGTTAACGTGAAGGAGCTGAAAAAGCTGACCGGCTGGGAGGTCAAAATGTCCGGCAGTTTTATCACGGTCTCGACGTCCTCCGCGGCGCTTATGGCGGGTGC